AGGACCAGTTACTCCAACAGTGTGAGCAATTTCAACACTATCACCAACCGCAAGACTTACGTTCACGTCTTTGTATACAACTTTACCGATGGCAGTGCCGTCAGGAATAGTCAATACTCCGATTGAACTTTCGTCAGTAGCGCTTAAAGGCGTTGTACGTTTTTTAAATACTACAGTTGGAGCCGTTCCGGACCCGCCTGCCGCTTCGCCCGCAAGAACGAAACCTAATCTTTTGATGATGCAAGGAAATACACAAATGTACTCGCCGTGATCCGCAGAAGAAGCGCCGATGTCCATTTCTCTAATGACACCAGCAGTTGTTGTAGCAAGAGGGATGTTGGGTACTAAGTACTTGCTCATCGCTCCGTCTCTATCATAACTCATATTAATTCTCCTATATTTTTAATTCTTACGAACTAGTTAAATGAACCGATCTAGATTCTCCAGCGTTAGCTGAATCCGACCAAACTTGTCCAAAAGAGTAAATCCCATACCAAGCAACACCATTTGAGCGACCGTAATCGTCAGCCATTTTAGCTCTCAATTCAGGGTCTTCGGCAACCGCCATAACTAAAGCGTCTTGACCTAAGAAAACACCCTCACCTAAAACACTGCCAGTTCCTAAAGAACCAGAAAGAGCTGAGCTGTGATTAACTTCGATGAAACGACAATTTTCCGCACGTCCAACTTCTGAGTTAAACTTAGCCGAAGGGTCAGTGTATTTTTTCCACTCTTCCCAAGCCGGGTCTCTCATGATTCCACGTTTAGCTTTTGTTGCAATTAAAGCGATATAATCGTCGCCAACCGCAGGTTCAACATTCAAAGTAGAGAACATATAGTCTCTAATTTCTTCAATATGATACATGTTAAGATTAACTGTAGCACTTGAACTTGCTGTTCCGTCAGTGTCCATAGTAAGAGCGCTAACTCCTGTAGGGATGGCTTTAATTTGACCCGCTTTAGCTGCTGTAGCTGCGTCGATATCAAGTAAAAGTTTCATTTGATTTTTTAATTGACGTTGGATTACGTTTTTCAAATCAATCGTGCTTAAATCAGCAGCGAAGCTTGTAAACGGAACCGCTCGTCCATTCTCAGCAACCGTAATTGCTTGCATGGAAAGAGTAATGTTATCTTCTGGTATTCTGTTATTCTCACTTAATAAGCTCGAACTTGGAACAGAGATATTACTTACTCTAGTAATGTTGATTGACTCACCCATTTTTTTACCGTAACCCGGCTCTGGACGAACAAACTGCATAAATTTAGTTTCAGCAATCGCAGCTTCGCGAAGTTGAGAACTTAGTTTATGGTTTTTAAAGACTCCCGTAGGGGCGTCAAATTGCCATTGAAAACTCATGTTTTACCTTCCTTAGTTTGTTATATATCCTACACAACCGAGCATAGGTTTAATTTAACTTTCCTCCTTGATGTTGACCGATCTGGGAAATGAAATCAAGTTTCTTTTCTGGCTCAGTCGTCGGGGTAACCCCGCTGCCGCTTCCGGTGCTAACTTGTATAGCTGTGCGAGGCATTTCAGTGCTTGGTTTGTCCGCATCGGACCAAGATTTCAATTCAGCCCTAGTTTTGTCCGCTAAAATACGCAAAGCATCGTCAGAATTTTTCATCCGACCTAAAACATCCCAATTATCTTGCAAGATACTCTTAACTAAACGCTCTTTTACTTGTAAGTCGGGATTAGAGTCATAGAATTGTTTCCAAAGTTCAGCCTCACGAGTTTTAGTCGCACTGGCGGAATTAAGGTCTTCGGTCACGCTCTTTTTGATCTGTTCGCCGTATTTCTTCAAGTATTCCTGGGGGTTAGAGTAAAATTCGTCGTCAAACGAGTCCCCAGCTTCCACAGGAGCGTTTTCCGGGGTAACCTGAGTTTGCATCCTAGACGCATCGTCAATTCCTTGTCGGTATGCGTCTTGCGCTAGTCGTTCTTTGGCTAATTCGTCCGCATAGTCCCAAGCTTCTTTTTGTGTAGCAAAACTTTGATCGCCAATTTTTATGTTTTCGGCTGGCGCTGCGGGAGCGGCTTCAACTGGTTCGGAGATTTCGCTCTCGCCTGCACCGCTTATGTCTTCTGGTCCGCCAGTAACTAAAGGTTGTTCTTCTTCCACTACTGTTTCTTCGCTTTGTTCTTCACTCATTTTGTTCTCCTTATGTTTTATGTGTTTTAAGTTCTAAAATTTCTGTTTCTCTATTTCTGCGGTACATTTCATCTATTAGATTTTGATATACGCTAATTTCCGCCGCAATAGGTTCAAGTTTATCGCCCGACTTGTAGGCCATAACCAGTCGTGATATTGCGCTGTCTTTTTTACCCTTGTAAACCGATAACATCGCGGGCATTGCTATTCGCAGTGTTCGCCCGAGATTTAGGTTTTCTATTTCTTTGTCTGTCATTGTTCACCTTTGTTCCCAGAGCTCTTGCAAGCTCCTCGCTGAAATGGTTTAGTTTCATGTCATATTTCTTTGTTGGTTTTTTCATTATTGGTCCTGTGCCCCAGTTGGTGTTGCGCTCGACCCGGGAAATTGTGATTGAGGCATACCCCCGCCCAAAATCTCTTGCAAACTTCCGGTGTCAGCTTGCGGCTGTTGCGAAGCTTGATCGGGTCCGCCCTGTTCGGCTGGCTGTTCAACGCCAGAGTTTTGTTGTTGTTCTACTTCTGGAATTTCCAGTTTGTTTTTATCAATGTCCAGCGCCGTAAGAATTTCTTCCATAAGTTCACCGAAGGAATATTTTTTAACAAATTCTTCAACAAGAACTTCACTCCCGCCGATGGTCTGTAGCATGGTTGTTAGTTTTCTGAAATCTTGCGACTTGTTCAGTGTCATAGTCACGCCAAACACGGTGAACTTAAGTCCCTGCACGGTTGCTGCAAAAATATCTTCTGGGTCGAGCTTTGAAAGTTCGCCGCCACGTTTTTCACCAAACAAAGCATTTAACTCTTCCGGGTCGAGGTCTTGCCAACCTTGGGCTAGAGTTAACCAACTAAGTTCAAGTTCACGCTGAATAGATTTAGTCTCGAAGTTTTTAGCCACGCCTTGGAACACACTCGTGATCGTATTACTTTGTTCCACCGTCGCTGTTGCGCTCGTTTGCCTAAACGGTGTCACGCCCGATCTTAAATCACTAGTAAGAGCTGAGCTGTTGAACTCTTGCTGAACTATGTTCATTATTTCTAAGCCCTCTCGCGGAACGTCCCCAGTGTTAAGGGTTTCCATGACCTTGGCTCCGGGAGGTGCACTCTCGTTTATTTTCAGTGTCGTTCCGGATTTGATTCCGTCTTCAACTTGACTTGTGTCTTCGAGCCAAGCAGTGCGAATTTGACTTATGTTATTTACCGCTTTCATAGCCCCGTCTAGCATTAAGTTATAAATTTCATTCAACGCATTGTTGTGTTTTGTTGGCGCGTCCATTAGGGCTTTGTGCCAAACGCTCCCAGGCACCTCAATTAGTGGGGCAACATTATAAGGACTTTCTTGATGCCACAAAGGGTTTTCTGTTGGTCGGCGAATCAAAAATTTGTCGTCCGCCATTGTGCAAACAACATTCTCAAACATAATTTCGCCCGCAGAATCAAGAACGGTTCCCCAAAACTCCGTAACCTTCACTCTGTGTCTGTGACTTACTACGGTGTTGTTTTGTCCGGTCTCTCTTTCTTTGCGCTGATCTTCTTCAAGATCGTCCGCTCCGTTGGGGCTGATTTTGTTTACCTCACTTGAAAGATAAATTGGATTGTCTCCGCGAGAAAGTTTCTTAAGTTCGTGTAAGTCAATCCACATGTCTTCGATTTCATAAAGCTTACTGCCCGTTGGGTCCATGTAAAAGTTTTCTTGTGGAATCAGATCAATCTTGATTTGAAAACTCTTATCCTCTTGCTTGATAAGTTGTTTTACGCGCTTGGAGCCTTTCTTTTTAATTTTAGTTATATATTTGGGTTTGACTACGGTTTGGCCATGGATTTTAGAAATCTTAACCGCCCCTAGCAAGGCACTTTTTACGCTGTGACCGACGTGAGTGTAATAGTGTTCTTTTTCAAGCTGTCTCACGAGAACTTTTTGAATTTCATCGGGCTTAATCAACATAGATTGTTCGGATTGCTTGTTCGCGGCGTTTACTTTGAACCAGCTCCCCATATCAACCAACGCTTGTTGGAAGAACGAACTTATTTGTTCGACTGCCATCGGCTGTTTGGACAGCACTTCCGTGCTCTGCCCTTCTTCTTTGTGTTCAAAATCGTGGCGCATGTGATACATGTCATAATTGGCTTTGTTAAGTTCCATACGAGTTTTTTTGGCGTCGTCAGCCTCGCAGCGACATTCACGAATAAAATTCATTACTTTTTCGTCGTTTGCGCTCTTGTCTGATTTAGGTTTCGTTTGTGTAGCCATATTTTAGTGCTCCCCCGCGAGATTTTGATTTTGTGTTACCTGCGCCCTTAGCAAAGCTATATTGTGGCGTAGGAATGTTAGCTTGTACAGTTTTAGTTTGTCTTAGTATTCCACCGCACAAATACTGAAACGCATCGTGAGGATGGGAGTAGAGGTTCTTGAGTGGGCGAAGCTTTGTAGGTTCGATCTCACCGTAAGAGTCTGGGTACATGAAGCCGCCCAAAAAGCCCTTACTTAGTGTTGGGCACTCGGCTTCGTTCATAATCACGCCCGGTCCGTCTTTGGTGTGCGTGGTCAGAAAGTGATTAACGCTAGTTTTTCTTTTTTCCCAAGTTACGTCCCCAGGCACAATGTTTCTCAAGCCTTGTTTTCGCATTTCCAGCATACAAGTATTTGAGTCGGTGTCTTTGCGGAACGCGCCCGACGGATCAATAAAATGTCGATAGTGTTTGTCATGATCGTTCCACGAAGGGTAAGCAAGCATAAGTTCTTGCATAACTTTGGGAGCGAAAGTGTCAATAGATTCATTTATGCTGACGAACTCTTTAAGCACAACTAGTTGGTTGCCTTGCATTTGGCCCACTATACAAGCGGGCGTTAGACCGAAATCCCAACCACAAAGCAACGGAAGACCAAGCTTGGGTTCGAGCGTGTCTATGGTGAAATGAATTTTTCTGTTAAAATCTCCGTAGACTGGAAGACCCTCGAAACTATCCCAATTTAATTCGTACTCTCGCAAGTATTCTCGGCGAGGCATCGAGTTGGCAATCGAAGTTCGATACTCTTCGGAACGCTTGTGGGGATTGGCCGTGTAATGGATTTCAAAAACCATAAATCTATTGTCTTTGTTTATCCAAGTTGTGATTCCTTGCATGGCGCTTTTAGCGCTCGCAGGTTTCGTGCTCAAGTCCAAGTCACTTTTGATAGTATCAAACACGACCTTTTTAAAGAACCCTGGCGCGGGGGAAGAGATTAAACTCATGCGTCCCCCGCCTTCCAGGGTAGGAAAAGATGCAGAATAAAATTGTTGGGCTTCGGGCCAGAAGGCACATTCGTCACCAAGGATGCCAGAGAATGTAAACTGCCGTAACTGATCGGCTCCCATTGGGAAGCCCTGAATCTTACTGTTGAGTTCCGGAAATTCTAACACCGGAGGTTGTTGTTTTATTTTTTTCTTTGGTAACAAACTTCGCGGAATCTTGTCTTCGGGAATGTGATCGAAAATAAATATTGCTTTCTCAATCAGCTCCTTACTATCGTCTTCTTTTTTTGAAACAAAGGCGTTGAAACGTCCGGTGTGAAACATTGTGTCCCACAAATAAAGAGCTATGTTAACCCAACTCATGGTCATACGACGTGATTTAGGAATAGCGAGCAGGGGATATTTCTGCCAAACTTTGCAGTAGAGTTTCAAATAATCATATTCAATAGGAAACAGTTTGATCGGATTTTTCTGGTCAACCTGATCGAGCGTATAAACGCAATCAGTAAGAAACGCTACTGGGTCGTTTCGGTATTTGTTATATCTGGTTAAGACATCGCTCACTTAATTCCCTTACGAAATAAGTTAAGACGCTGTTCAAGTTGAAAGTTTCCCTGGGGACTCTCATTAGTGTCAGTGACTGGATTGAGTTTGTCGAACTTTTGCTCGAACTCTGGAACAGGCCGCTTGTCTTTAGTGATTACGTCCTGGCCCTTGAACAAATTATAGGTCTGGCCCTGGGCTTTGGCTTGGTTATAAACTTTACTGTCACGAGACTTGTGCTGGTTAAGTTGATTCACAAAGCCGCTTTGTTTTGAATGAGCTTGGGCTTTTTGTTCCGCCTTGATCTCACGATTAAGTTTCACTCCCGCGCTCTTGAAAAAATCTTTACTCTTTTTTGCCATCTGAATCTCCTTTATCTTTTGTTCCCACGCCCGTATGGGTAGGCACGTTGTCGCGAATCCAATCATCCATTGG